CTGCCGATGGGATGAACGCTATTTCTCCCTATTTACTACTCTCTTAATCGATAGGATTAAGCTTGGTGGTAGCAGTATTGTCTAAGAAGTTTGAAGGTTGGAGATTCGGTTAGATCAAGTTTACCGAATTGTGATAACCACCAATCTTCCTTCAATACACTCATTGTCTCATCTGATATAGTAGTGTTACCATAATCAAATTGAGAGAATAAGTCGGGATTGTGCTGTAAAATTTCTATTACAGTACCTTTCCAGTCCTGATTGCCATATGAGTTATCCATGATAGCACAGAACCATATTACTAGATCAGACTTGTGAGGGAAGTGAGGAATGTGCTCAGGGTGTCTAAGTGCACATACTGATTTTAGTACTGCATACTTAGGTACGGGCACAGTAGGTCTGTCTTCATAATATTTATAAGAAGCGATACCCGCGCGTAGGGCATATGTACGCTTACAGAATGTAAGCCATTGATCGCCCCAATCGACCTTAGACAATTCAAGCTCTTGTCCAAAGCCTTTCGCGATATACGCATGGAGTAAGCCAAACTGTTTTCTTTCATTCTCAGTAAGCTTACGCCCGAATAGAACTATTGAGTCATCGCCGCAAACTATTATAGCTACCTCATTCTTTCGAAGAGGTTGCCATGAAGATGGGTCTTTTGAAAGGATTACAACTTTAAAACCCAATTTAGTTGCGGTTGCAACTAACATTGCATAATTCTCTGGTGATTCTATATCATGCGTTGGATAAATACCGCTCCACAAATTGTTATCGCCGCAATAGACGAACTTTCCAAATACTAATTTAGAATGAAATAATTCTTTTATCATATCCATCATGTACTGTCTCTTATCAAATGGTACATGCGTCCAGTCACATATCATGTGAGCTGAGTATTTAGTCGCTAATTCGCCTTGATGGCCATCCATCATTTTATAATCTCCACCATAACCATCTTTTGCTTTAAGATTAATGATACCGGTAGCGAGATCTTTTACGGAATATGTATGGTTCCATCCGCAATTGCGAATATATTCGAAAACTTTGTGGAATACAGCCGCTTCTCTAAAGTAGTTAGCGAATGAATCTATATGGATTTGTCGAATCTTTCCATCCATTCTTCTGTTTCCTCCGCGAATTGGATCCAAACACAGAGGATCTTGCCATGCCTGAAGACATGCATCATAAGATGCTCCTTCTGTACGTCGATCCTCTGGATGCGATAATCCCCCACCTGACTTATGGTCTCCTTTCCATGTTTGAAGGAGTTCACCATAGTCGTGTATGTAGGGATCACCTATTCTCACGTCTTGTCGTGTAAGCATAGTGTAATGTAACATTATCTCACGGACTTCACGCATAATGCGTTCGTCTGTTTCCCTATGTATATAATACTCGGGTAAGTTACTTATACCTGTTTGTTCTGAGAACGATCCGCCTCGAGATGCGTAGTACTTATTGACTGTTTTGTCATGTAAAATACGCTCAGGCGCGCTAATGTTTTGAGATGCACGACGAATCACAGCCTCTATCGCATCACCATTAATTATACCATTGAAGGGTTGGTTTGGTTTATCGGTAGAAAACTGATTTCGCGCAGCATCCCATCCTGTAACTGGCATATACTCATCATGTGCATATGGCCAATACTCATTAGGTGTGTTTGTTGTGTAATCAAACAGAGAGATTGAATGAATTGTATACATTAGTCGTTAAGCTCCTTATCTGCAATCATGATTATATAATTGTAAAGAGTAGTTGCTACGTCATGCACGAAATGATATTCGTTTTGAGTAACGCGAGCTAATACTAAAGTATATTGTAAAGCATTTTTATAACAGTCGCGTAAGGTTGATAAGCCAAACGCAGTGTATACACAAACATAGTCGCTGTGTAATGCTGATTCTGGATGCAAGATATCGTGTGCACGTGAAAGTTCAAAGAATAATCTAAATAAGAATATCTTAGTTAGCTCATTACTTTGTTTCACAACACGGATTCCTGCTTTAAAAAGAGCATAGTCGACGCGATATGAATAATTATATTGTTCATTCGCACCTAAATAGAAATATTCTCTATCACTAAGGAAGATAGAGTGAATTTCATCGATAACTCGATCAAATTCTTGAACATCTATAATCTCTGACTCAATTCCTCTATAACGTCTCCACTTATATGGGTGTTCGACAGGTACGAAGTGTAAGTACTTACGCTCTGCACCCCAACCCATATCGGATGCTGAATACTGAATCCATTTGTTATAATCATAGTTTGAAAGGATTTCATCAATTGAGATCCTACTCATATAAAACGCATGATCAAACAATTCTTGCTTCGTATATGTACGACCTAAGTCGTATGATGAAGCTGGTTGGCGCCAGATGTCAAGGAAGATAGAGACCCTATCACGGACAGAATTTTTGTCTATTTCGACTGAATCTTGTCTGTGAATGATTGAGAAGAAACTAGTCTCTTCTCTATAATAACGCGACTCCTCTTCCTTTTCGGAATAGATTCTTAAGCCCTTGGCTAATATACCAAGATGTCTCTTTTCTGACAAGTTTAGTTTAGAATGATTCTTAAGTACTTTATCATTGTGACTAATTTTGTCTAGATTGAATTCTTTAACTGATTGTTGTAAGTTTTTCTTTGTATATTTGTTCATAGATATGTCCTCCGGTCTATGACTTGAAGTGTGACGAGATGACATATTTTGTTCATCCCGGAAAATAAAGATCGTCC